CTTTAGCTTCTCTTGAAGCTTGAGTTTGTGCAACTACTTGTTCACTGGTGTTTTCTTGACTATTTAAGAATTCTTGGGATAATGCAATCATATCTGGATTGAAAATAGATGCAGAGCCTCTAAGCATAGCATCCATGTATTCTTCTGAAGAGAATGCTTGCAAACCACTTGTTGTAGTTCTTGCATTTAATCCCTCATCAACTCCATAATCAGATCTTCTGATTGAACCAAAATCATTGTTCAATAAAGATTCTTCCATTGAAGAAGGTCTTAGATCTTCATACTTTGCTGCGCCAGAAATCTTTTCCCAGGACTTTTCAAGATTTGAAGCTTCTTTGCCCATACCCACTTGCTGTTTCGACATTTTAAATCTATTTTCGGTAGAATTTCTTTTTAAATCAGCATATGGATCTTCTTCAACGTCAACTTGTGCACCGACAAATTTGTTTTGAATGAAAGATGGTATATTGTCTATTTCTGATACTTTTCTAAATTTGCTCATGTTTATTTTCCTGGAATAATCTACAAGACAATCCCAGGAGGATAGAACTCCTGGGATGTTATTTCTTGAGGATTTTTTTTATGATTTCTTATCGTACTTCTTGGTAAACAAGGCTTCAATCCAATCTTGATCGCCGTAACCAAGGTCATTCTTCCAATAATCAATCAATCTGCTGTAATCTGCATCTGAAAGAGTTGCTTCCTTGACCATAGATGCAACAGCTGTTTTCTTAACTGATGTTGCAAGGTTGGATGCCATTACATTTTTGATGTCTACAGTATTGTCTGCAACAGGAGCATTATTACCAAGCATTGCATCCACATATTCTTGTGGAAAACCTTGAGCTAATGCTTTTGAAGCAAAGGCTTTTTTAGCATTAACTGGAAGATTAGTGATTGGTCTAAATCCAGATTCGGTATTTGTCTTTGCAGTCTTCACTTTTTGTGCAGCCTTTTCATCGTTTGCTACTTTAGTGACTAAAGATTCACGATATGCTTTTCTTTGAGCTAATTTTTGATTCTTTTCAGCTTCAGCTTTGACAATGGTCTCAACTTTGCTTGCTAATCTAACTCTTCTCTCATGTCTTGCAGCAAGGATTGCATTTTTAAGATCTTCATCGCCTGCAGCAATTGCAGCTTCTACTGCATCAGCTGAAAGCTGTGATGGATGGTTAAAAACAATACTTGAACTTAATTTGAGTTTCTTTTTCTCAGCTTCTGGTAAAGCATCTATGATATCCTGTACAGATGCATCTTTAGCATCTTTGACATCTTTTTTAGCATCTTTTTTATCATCATCATCTTGATCTTCAGATGCATTTTTATTCTTTTGATCAAGATATTCTTGCAATCCAGGATTAAGTTTGCCTGATGTTTTACCAGCTTCTTTAACTTCAGCTAGTTTATTGTTGAAATTGTCCCAATTGATGCCTTGAAAAACCATCTCTGAATCAAGTGGATCTTCATTGACATGTGTAGGGAAGATTCTATCTGCCATAATTTTAATAACTCCTCAAGAAATTATATTGTAAACCTTCTGAAATTTAATCTATCAAACCTTCAGAAGTTTTATTTCTCTATGTTTTTTTATCCAATATGAGTTTTTTGCCCTTCAAAATTAATTTGTCTCCAATATTAATTTTGAGTTTTTTGAATATGCCTTTATATGCTTCTACAACATATTTGACATCATCTGCGTCTGGAGCAACAAGTTTTGTGCTCTGTTTTTCTAAATCTTTAAAATCTAAAATTTCAAAATCATTATTTAGAAATGCCAAACTAAGAGAAAAATCTACATTATTATTCCAAAAAGAATGTTGACCTTTAGAAGGAAATGTAAAAAATACTACTTCCAATTCTTCTAAAGGTTCTGCAAACATCAATCCCTTAGTTCTTTTTTGATCGTTGTCAGCCATAAACCTGATTTCGAATTCATCACGGAATTCACTACTAGAGAGTCAAGTAGCGATTTTTTTAAATTTTGTATTTGATTGAACTACCGCTTTAGCTTCGTTTAAATCAAATTTATCTTTGGTTCTATTTTTTCTGAATTCATTTGTTGTTTCAGAACTAAGATAATGATCTCTAAGAGCCAATTTAGCTTTTTCAGTAAGCGAAACTGATCTTCCGTAACCAGTAAGTAATCCTGAAGTTTTAAGTGCTAAAAGATCATTATCTGTAATATCAGAAGGAACATGGCAAACTTTAGCTTCTCTATTATGAGTAAGTTGATTTGCAGCAGTGACAACTTCATCAACATTTTTGTCAATAGTCATAAGCATTTCCATATAACGATCACCAACTTTAGCAGCTTGCTTTTGTGGTGGTGGAGTTGAACCCATGAGTTGAATTTGGATATCTGATAAACCCAAATTGCTCATTGACTGAGTGTCAAATAATTCTGCGTGTAATTCTAAAGAATGAACTGGCTTAATTGGTAAAGGCATAATGTTCTCCTATCTAAGTGGAATTCTATTTTTCCAACCATTTCCATCATCTACATTTTTCTGATATGTTGCTTCAAATGTAAAGGAATCTACGTCTCCAGCCATTGAAGGACTAGATGCTAAATTGCCTGGATCTATATACGCTGGACCTGGAACATTATCTGGACCATGTAAAAGCCCTTCGATATTTTGTCCATCAGCTTCTCCACCCAAATCAAAATATTCTTTAGGAATTTTATTTGGTTTTTTGGTCTGTCTCCACTCATCACCCTCTTTAAATTCATCTTCCAACTCGTCATATTCGACAAGATAAATATTTGGGTTTTTAGTGACAGATTGTTCTACATAATATTGGGCTACTTTTTCAAAAATTAAATCAGAAGACTTGAAATTACCCTTACTATCTAGGATGTAGGCAATCCTTAATGTTTTATGGAGAATATTGAGATCCATAATCTTTGTGTTACTTAATTTTTCACAAATTTCCTGCAAATTCTTTTTTTACAACTTGTAATGCATTTTCAATAGTAGTGTCCATATCAAAATATTTATAATTGCCTAATCTTCCACCAATTAATAAATTTGGACAATTGACAGATGCAAAATTTCTATACTTTTCGTATTTTTCATTATTGATTTCATCATTTATTGGATAGTATGGATCTTCATTAGGAATGTTTTTATCAAATGTTTTTGAATACTCATAAGTAATTACTTTTTCATCTGATTTACTATTGTAAAAATAATTATGTTGAATGATTCTCGTAAAATGAAAATCCTCAGATGGATATGTCATCAATGCCGTGCCTTGAATGTCAATCTTTGTATTGTAACTACTATGTTTGAGTGTTCGGTATTCTAAATCTCCAAACATGTAATTAAAATATTGATCAATAGGTCCTGTGTAAATTACTTTTTCAGCCAAAGAGTTTAAAAAATCTCTATTTACAATGTAATCACATTCTAACCAAACAACAATGCCTGATAATAGTTTTTCAAAAATTGAAGTGTAACCATGAATCGGAATACCTTCGTAAACATGATCATCAGAATAATATCGATCATTTAAAGAAAATCTTAATGGTATTCGTTTAGCAATTGATGCTGGTAATAATTTTGGCTCTCTGCCCCATTGTTTTTTGGTGTATCCGTAGAAAAACATTTCGTACAAAGTTCTACCCATGGTGCTAAGACAATATTCTTCGAAATTTTGTGGATTTTCAAATAAAATTTTATCTGAATTAATTCTTTCTTTTGCTTGAAGTGGAGTGACAACATCATTCCAAACATGATGAATAGTAGATAAATTTATTGGCAAAGAATAGATTTTATTATTTACAAAAGCTTTATTTCTTAGAGTGAAATTATTAAATTCTGCAAATTTATTTATATAATCCCAAACATATTTTTTTGAAGTATGAAAAATATGTGGACCATATTTGTGTATATGATAATCTTCAAATGGTTCAGAATAACAATTTCCACCAATATGATTTCTTTTATCAACTACTAATACTTTTTTACCTAATTTATTAGCTTCATAAGCAAAAATGGAGCCGAATAATCCGGCTCCAACAATAAGATAATCATATTTCATATGATTATTTTACATATTAACTTGGGTTTGGTGAAAAGTGCCCATATAGTCCAATCCCATCATAAATTTCTTCAACACCCTTATCTTCTCCACCCATGTCATTATAATCATAATAATTTCCAGGAAAAGACTTGCCATGCTGATTGAAAATACTTATTTCTTTAGGATTCATTTGAATTTTTTTACCCATCTCTTGCATTGGAACAACATTAGCTTTTGTATCTGGATATGGATTTCTTAGCATGGTCTCTTCATTGTATCCCGATGTGTCTTGATAAGATCTGTTAGCTTGATTACCTTCATTTAAGTATTCTTCAAGACCTTCGAAACCTGCTAAACCATCTAAAACTTTATATTGTCCATCTGGAAAAGAATGAAATTGATATTCATCAAATTGATTATTTGGCTCACCTTCTGGCTTTACAGTAAACCTATTACGTCTCTTTACAGGATAGTCATAATCTTGAGGATCATGAACAAAACCATATTCTTTTGCAGTTCTGTTTGGATTGTTAGAAGAGATTACATCATGTCGTCTTTGAGGTTTTATTTGATCAGGAACTTTATCTTCGTATTCGTGAGCTCTTTTTTTGCTGTCATCAAAATGCCTTCTCTCAGCTAAACTTTCTTCCATTGTTCTTAAGTGTTCAGGTTTAGCATGAAAGTTTTCTTTGATATATGCTGGGCTATTTTTGATTAAACTTGATGCATGGTCTTCCAAAGATTTTTTGTAATTGTGAAGTTGCATTCTTAATTTTAATTTTAGTCTTTCAGTGGAAGACAATTCGTAATTAAGATCACCATCGGTATATGTGTGTTGAACAGAAAGTTGTTTCTCAATATTTTCATCATTTACATTATATTGATCTAAATAAATATGGGTTTTTGAAAGAATTTTTTCAAAACTGTCGTCTTCATCAACATAAATATTAAGCTCAGAACCACCACGATTGGTGCCACCCCTTCCAAAAGGGCTACGACCAGGAGAGAAAGGTGATCCATTACCACCACCACCTACGCCACCAAATTGTGCGGTTTTGATATTATTTGAAGACATAATGTTTTTTTCCATAAAAATTTATCTAAACCTTCCACCTAAATTCATCAATCTTGCATTAGGAAGTCTTATAATTATTTTTGATGTTAAACATTCATAAGATACAGCAGCTACAGCATCGCAAATGTCATCTTTGTATCCTGACAAAGACTCGATGTAATATCTTTTGCCTTTCCATTTCTTTTGTAAAAATTGAAATTGGATTTTAGCTTCTTGCACTTCATTAAGTGGTTGTCTTTCACCACGCATATCAAGATAACTACCACCTGAAATATCATACATGTCAATTCTTTCTTCTCTAATTAATTGACTTAATTCAGTGTAAATATCTTCTTTGTATTGTTTATTAAAATGTTTTTCAACAATATTTATTCCAGCAGTTTTCAATCTTATAATTGAAGATTGTGAATTCCATTGATCAACACTAACTTGTTTAAATCTAAATCTTTTATGAAGATCAATGACATAATCTTCAACTTCTCTAGTGTCAATTGGTTGATTTTTGGACATTGGATTCCAAAAGTGAATGTGATCAATAACTACTCGCTTAAGTGGTCTATTATCAGGACCTACAGTTCCATACATAGGCTCTGTATGAGCAACACACAATGCATAATAATCTGATGTTCTAGCAGGATCTAAATGACAATAATATTCAAACATATTGTCAGCATATTCTTTTCTTTTGACCATACTCATGCTACTGAACATAGAATTAATCAAATCAGCCATAAACATAGGATCTTGAGAAGATGCACCAAATTCAGCCCCATATTGCATTTGAAATTCTGATGGATTTTTCTTTTTTTCGTTATCTAAAAATTCTTTCCCAATATTCGGATTTGCTAACCATGTTGGCAATCTCATTATCAAAGTCGTAGGATCTTCAACTCTGTTTTCATGCAAGTCGTGCAATAACCCAATAGGTCCTTTGGGGTTTGAAAGCATCATCATCTTTCCGTCTTTTCCAAAGGTTGCAAGAGATGGCTTCAAATCATCATATAATGCGTAATCTAATCCTGAATCGGGATTATCACCTGCCATAGCAGCAATTTCGTCCATGATTATGCACCAGCAAGTTAGACCAACAAGACCTGATGCACTTGAAGAACCACATTTTAAAGTTAAAGAACCAGAAAATGGATTTAACCCTTGAGCAGTACGGCGTTCATTTTCCTTAATATCATGGTCTGTAAGGAATCTCATTTCAAGTTCAGTGTCTTTGCCAATAAATGGATTGAAATATGGCGAGGCTAGTACTGTTTGTTTGATTTTTGAGAAGATAGCATTCTTTGCTTGTTCTTCATTTTTAGCAACATTCAATAAAACAATTTGATCAAATTCCATTAAACCATATCTGGCTTGTGGATGACCCATAGAAATCAATCTGTACAGTTCATAAAGTGCAATAGCTGAGACTAAGAATGATTTTCCAC